TCCCTCGTCCCCCGGCCTCGGCCGATCCCCCCGGTACTATGGAGCGTACCGACGAGGATACCGGCCTTGGTGAAGCGGCCGATCTACCAGCACCGGACTATAGTGTCCCACCCCGAGCTGCCGGCAGTTCCCAGGTGTCCGGCCCCCCTACTCCTGATGTCGTCAAGGCTAGTCCGAGCAACGTGCGGAAACGTGCGACCGGCAAGAAAGGTTATGCCGACAAGGTCGGCAGTCGCCCACCTAAAGATGCTAGTTCTCAGGAGAAGATGTCCTGGCTGAGTAATACATTGGCTAAACCTAATAACCAGGACTTCACCGACATGCTTCGCTGGACTAAGAAAACTATGGTGGAGGCACAGGTGGAGGAGCATGGTTATAGGTGGATGGAGAAAGCACGGCCGCTCATCGACAAGCTGGATAAGGTAGCCGGTAAGAAAGACGTACTACGTATGAAGCGTACCATGATACTGCTAATAGCATCGGACTACATGGCCCAGCCGAGGGAGAGGGTATTCGAGCTGGATTACACCGCTACTAGGCAGGGTATGATCCGATGGATGAAGGAGCCACCCGTCGCTGCTATCTTCAATGAGATCCGAACTCTCATGGAGGATGAGGTACTCGAGCATGAGTTCGAGGCTATACGCCATGCTACCAGGGTCACCCGTATGAGCGCCGGCAGAGCGGCCGAAGTTCGAAGCACTCTACTCGAGGACCCTAATCCATGGGTAGCCTTGCAGGCTGCGCGTGACATAATGCAGTCTGCTGACAGACAGACAGCGTCTAAAGGGTTGTTGTCTACGTCTGTATCTATCAACGCGCAATTGTCTGACAATCAAGTGCAGCAGTTGCTCGAACGTGCAACGACTGAACTTCAAGGTTGGAGGGACATTCGACCCGACAACGCCGGACTACCAGACGGCCGTCCCCTCGTCATCGTAGAGCAGACACCGGACACGGTGGAGGAGCAGCTCGAAGTCCCTGATACCCCGGACATAGTGGAGGGTTGATACTCCAAGTATGTAGGGATAGGGTAGTTCACTACCCTATCTATACACACACCCCAACACACACACACACACACACTACGTAGTTCGGCCGGACGGGCAGCAGCACGGCCGAACTACGTAGTGTGGATACCCTTCCTACCAGACACACAGCACGCTTTCGCACGTGTGTGGCCTGGTAGGGAGGGTAACGCAAACAAATTAGTTTCAAAAACTAATTTGTTTGTATGTATGTACTTACGTAGTAAGAACATACATAGATATAAGGTACTACCATTAGTCCGGCCGGAGTGCCGAGTTATGTAGATAACGTAGACTAATGGGGTGTCTCTGAACCGTTGCGCCCAGGGGGTAGGAAGTAAAATCCTCTTCTTCCAAGCTCAGTAGTAAATAAATATTTTACAACTCCCCTCTCCCTACTAAAAACAGAACCCCGTAGCCATAATTACAAGGCTATCAAGCAGCTGGGCTACTTCCTGGAACAAGCAGAAAGGAGTGGAAAAGAGACTACGTGATGATCTCTCCCAAGAAGCAGGAAACCATGTACGAGAAGAGAACGAGCCTGCACACTATACTTGTCAAGCTGGGGGGAATCTGGTACAATACGGGTGAATTAAACAAGAGGCCGGAGCAGGCCGAAAGGGGAAAGACAAATGTTAAACTGGACGAACATATTAAACCGCATGAAGGCACTAGGAAAAAGCGAGGGAACCATAACAGGGGAGGCGCTAAAGAGGCTGCTGGAATCCAGCGATCTAAAACACAATCAGAGTTCAATCCAAGTGGGAATAGGATCGCGAAAACTAGCAGGACACATAGTTGTAGATAATCACGAAATATCCGAGTATCTATCCAGATTAAGAGATGACGGAAACGATCTCGCGAAAATCAACGTTGACATAGAAATAAACAGCAGCGATTGGCTATTCATATTCTTTTACTAGGGGAGCGCGTCAAGTGAGATACGGCAGTTTATTCAGCGGAATAGGCGGCTTCGATTTAGGCTTTGATCGGGCAGGCATGTCATGTGCATGGCAGGTGGAGAAAGACGAGTGGTGCAGGCGGGTATTGGCGAAGCATTGGCCTGAAGTGCCGAAATACAAGGATGTGAAAGATGTTGGAAAACACAATCTCAAAGAAGTTGACGTTATTGTCGGCGGCTTCCCTTGCCAGCCTCATAGTGTTGCCGGGAAGCGAAAGGGCGCGGCAGATGACCGAAACCTCTGGCCGGAATATCTCAGGATTATTAAAGAACTCAAGCCCAATTGGGTTATTGGTGAAAACGTTCCTGGAATCATCACGACCTATCTCGACCAAGTGTTATCTGACCTGGAAAGTGCGGGTTATGAAGTCGCGACGTTCAATCTACCAGCTTGCGGTGTCGATGCCCCGCACAGGAGAGAAAGGATCTTTGTTGTGGCCTACCCCGAAGGCGAGGGACTGGAGGAGCGGAGGAACAGATCCGGCGAAAATAGAGGCACGGATAAAGAAGAGGAAAAACCGGGGCGTGATAGATCTCCCGGAAGCGGTAGTCCACAGAAGCGAAAAGAGAGTCAAAAGTGGCCTACTGAACCCGACGTGGGTCGAGTGGCTGCAAGGATACCCAAGCGGGTGGACAGACTTAGAGGATTAGGCAACGCAGTTGTCCCGCAAGTATCGGAATGGATAGGAAACATGATAATGGAGGTACAGAATGAAATGGATAGGCGAGAGCGAGAGCGGAGGGGAGATAGTAGAGATGAGCCGGGAAGAGTTCCGGTTATTCGTAGCAACGCAAGCGAGGCGAGAAGAGAACATCGGCGCGGCCGTCCAGAAATGGCGGCGAGAGAACGGAGTGAGCCAGACGGCCTTAGCGAAACGGGCGGGGATCAGTCGCAACTACGTAAGCCAAATCGAAACAGGAGAAGCGGCAAACGTGAGTTACCGGGTACATCAGAAGCTAATGGCGGAAATCAGGAAGGGGAAAGTAGACGAAGAGCGCGAAATCAAATTAGTAATAGACGACTTCAAGATCGGGGGGCAGGCAATCGGCAGCGAGAAATATTTAGAAGTGGGTTCGGGTGATTTTCATTCGGGCAGCGTCTTTCCGGGCAGCATTCGTTTGAGCGAAGAGAACATGAGCGACTTCGAGAGCATCTTAGCGGAAGGGCTGCAAGTAATCTTTTGGGTGGCGGCATGAGCGAGAAGCGGGAAAGGAAAACATCATTAGAGATGGCGGAGAAGAAGTTGGGTAAAGGAAAAGGGGGAAAATACACACACCTGGAAGCTCGCGAGGCATTAGCGCTAAGGAAAGAGCTAAAGAGGCTGCGAGAAATAGAGCGCAGAATGGAAGAAATGGAAGCGTACGGTGAAGAGATAGCGGAAGCAATCGGATTCAAGAAGTTTTTGAGCGAAGAGTTATTGGAAGATGCCTTCGAAGATTACCGGCGAGAGGAAGCGGACAGGGCGGCGTTAAACAAATGAGGATAGACGCGAAAGTAGACAGTAATCAGCCTGAGATAGTCAGTCAACTGCGGGGAATACCGGGGGTGAAGGTAGTCTCGACGGCTGCGCTGGGCAAGGGTTTTGGCGACATTGTAGTCGGGTATCGGGGGACAAACTATCTAATCGAGATCAAGAACGGGGAATTTCCACCGAGTAAAAGGAAGTTAACCCCGGCTGAGAAGAAGTTTCACACGCAATGGACGGGCCAGATAGACATAGCGAAAAACTTTGAAGAATGTTTAGAGATAATAGGAATATCGACAGAAGGAGCGCCATTTTAATGAGCGAAAAGAAGAGCAAGTTAGTAGTGATGATGAAGCGTTTGATAGTGGAAGGCGAAAAAGCTAGCAGGAAGCTGCCGGGCGATCTGTTTATCGGATATACGCCGGGAGAGGACGGCGGGCGGGTGGTGTGGTCGAGAAGGGAGGAAGCGCCGAGCGAAGTAGAAGATGTGATCATGGGAGCTGCTGTGAAGAAGGCACTTCAAGAAGTAGAGTGGGACGAGGATATTAAAGTAGTCGGCATAAAGCAGGAAAGCGGGCTTACGATACAGGAGAGTTGGGGCAGCAGCCGGATAGAGTGGAGTTGGGAAGGGGAAGAGGAAGAGTAGTGGATTACGTAATCATCATGGACGGCAAAGATATCGGGATATTCAACCCGGCCACGCCAATCCATAAAGGGGAGATGGTATTCGTGCAGGGGAAGCCGGAACAATGGCGAGTAGTGGATGTGCAGCACCAGTACATTGAAGATAAAGGCGCGTGGGTTCATATACTGACGAACATAGTAGTAGAGAAGGAAACCAACGAGGAGGGATAAAATGGAAAACATCACATTGAAAGGAACGGAAAATTTTGCCCACGACAAGATGCAGATCACATTAAGTCAGGCAGAAATGGCGAAAGCAGTCGAGTGGTGGCTAAACAACGTCGTGATGAAGGTAACGGTGCAGGTAATCTCTATAACAGACACGGTTACACACAAAAACGCCACCTTCCATATAATTGTAGAGGAAAAGAGTAAGTGAACGACGGCATGGCCTGGAACAGCGAAGGAGATCCGATAGTAGTATTTGAATTCGCGACACAGGGATCGGTTTGGGTATTACGGAGATGTCCCGAATGCGGCCGGTTCATCAAGGTTGGCTACCTTCAAATAAACGGATTAGACGAAGTAAGGGGAAAAGATTGGTTGTGCAGCAAGTGCGGAGAAGTACAGCCCCTATTCGGCTGGATATGACAGAGGGGGGGGAGTTTGCTATAGTGGGGGAATGGAAACCGAGCAAGCGACCCAAAAAGAGCCAACCGCCGAAGAGGCACAAATAGCCAAAGCAACGCCAATAATAAGCGACGAAAAAGATTATATAGCATTAGAGCTAACGAAATGCGGCATGAGTCCGGGATATTTCGTAGACAAGTATTGTCAAATAGACGATCCGAACAAGCAGGGAGCGGCCTGGTTCCCATTTGAGTTATGGCCTGCACAAAGGGAAGCGATAGAAGTGCTGGCGGTGAATAAAAAGACGATTGTTTTGAAAGCGCGGCAGTTAGGCTTGAGTTGGCTGACATTGGCGTATGCCTTGTGGTTAATGATCACCAAGCCGGGCAGCGTGATCTTGATATTCAGTAAGACAGATGATGATGCGCGGGAATTGATGCGGCGGTTAAAGGGCATGAGGCGGCGGCTTCCTGAATGGATGCAGAGCGGAGCGAGTAAAGAGTTGGAGAAAGAGTTGGAACTGAGCAACAGCAGCAGAGCAAAGAGCTTCACGACGACGAAGCATAGTGGGCGGAGTTTTACGGCCAGTTTAGTGATCGTGGATGAAGCTGCCTTTATTCCCTTCCTCTCCCAGCTAATGAACGCAGCGGAAGAAACGGCCGACGCAGGCGGGAAGCTAGTGGTTATCAGTACCAATGATAAGGCAGTTCCCAATAACGGCTTTGCGACATTGTATAGAAGGACGAAAGCAGGGCAGACAGATTATACGGCCATGTTCATCCCTTGGAGCGGGAGGCCGAGCAGGGATGCGGCATGGTATAAGCATAAGAAGAAGACTAAGACGCAAGATGATTTGTGGCAAGAGTACCCGGCGGTAGCAGACGAGGCACTAGCGGGATTAAGCGCGACAAAGAGATTCGATCCGGCCTGGATACGGGAATCGACAATAGACGATACGGAGTTGACGCGATACGGGCGAAGCGGTCTTCCGGTAATTCGGGGGGTCAGGTATTACATGAAGCCGGTAGAGGGGCGGAGTTACCTGATAACGGCAGATACGGCCGAGGGAGATGTGGGGAGCGATCCGAGTGCTTTTGCCGTATGGGACACATTACTGTGGGAAGAAGCGGCTTTTGGTATGGCGAAATGGGAGCCGAGCGCATTTGCGGGGCATTTATGGCGGGTAGCTATTGCGTATGGGGATAGCACGATATGTGTGGAGAGAAACAATCACGGTCATGCGGTGATATTGTCATTGAGGGAGATTTACGGATATAAGTGGTTGTATAAGAGTCCATTTGACAAAAAGCTGGGTTGGTTGACGAGCGTACGGACAAAGACACTGGCGATGGATAAAACGGCTGAGATGTTGGAAAGCGGGGAGATTGGCATCAGGAGCAAAGAGATATTAGCGCAGTTGGCGAATATAGATGCAAACACAATGGCGGCTCCTGAGGGGGATCATGATGACGCGGCGATGGTAGCCGTGATCGCGGCAGGCGCCTTGACATGGAGTAGTATAGTAAACAAAAGCGCCAGGAGAAGGCGAGTAAGCACAATAACCTATTAGGAGAAAGCAATGAAACCGGAACTGGAACTAGAAGATTTAGGAGACAAGATCCCGGCGATCAACGAGAGCAACGCGCTGTACGCGGCAGGCGATCATTGGCAGGGCGGGGAGGGATGGAGCGGGCCATTACCTGATCCGAACAGTCCTGTGTTTGATAGTGTGTTGGGCGATATCGAGCGGGTATTCGTGAGCCGGGACACATTAAAGGAGATCCGGTTGAGGGAGAGGTGGGCCTTAACGGGGAACGCCTGGACATGGGTATTGCTGGATGCGGAGAGCAAGCCGTTAGCGGAAGCGGAAGCGGTAGAGTTGAGGGGGCATATAGAGCGATGGTTGGAGAACAAGCAAGTAATCTCCACCGTAGCAGACGCATTGGAGAAATCAGGCTGGAGCGGAGATAACGGCATACCCGGTCGGGGTTTATTGAGATTTTACATCCCGGAAGAGCGGTTAAACAACGGGAAAGCCGAAGCGGAAGATATGGGCATGGCTTTGGATCTAATTGAATTGGAAAGCCCGGACAGCGAGCAGGGAGTGGTATTTACAGATGCAGACAGCGGCTACGAGCCGGCAGGATTTGTAGAGTGGACGGAAGAATTCGGCGGCGACGAGTTTGATCGGGCGGAACTGGTTTATTTGAACGATCAGAAAATAACCGTATTGGAGAGTTTAGTTGCCAGTGACGCGGTAAAGGCCGGGTCGGTCGAGTTAAATTTAGGCGGGCGGCTGACAATGTACCAAATGGAGCGGCCGTTATTGATAGACGCTTCACTGAGGAGTATGCAGCGGTTCATGAATTCCAGTTTAACCGCCTTCCAGAGCGCGGTCAGCTCATCGGGCTGGCGGGAAGATTACTTTATGGGCATCATGCCGCCGGGCAGTTGGCAGGAAACGGAAGGCGGGCAGGAGCAGTTCGTTAGCGAGCCATTTAGCCGGGGGCCGGGTCGGGCGCACTTTTTACAAGCCAGGACAATTATAGACGAAGATGGAAGCGAGACTGCGGTAGGGAGTGCAAGTCATACGGAGAGCAACCCGGTCAGCCCACATTTGTTTGTGGAAGCGCAGAAAGCAATGCGGGAAGCTATGCTGGCGACGGCCTTCCAGGAATTTACAAGTTTAACGGGGTTAGCGCAAGCGAGCGGCGAGAAACTGCAACTGGCAAAAGGTGATTTTGAAGCGGCCATGACGGATTCGGCTAATGAGATGCGGCTAATGGCGCGGTGGATGTTGGAAACTGCCGTAGCGCTGGCGGAAGCAATAATGGGAGCGCCGGAACCAAGCGGAATACAGATCCCGGTAGCGGTAATAATCGACACCGGCGTAATCACGACTGAGCAGCAAGTGCAGTTAAGCACATTGGTAACAGAGGGATTTATGAGTCATCACACGGCATTGTCTGTGGGTGGCTTCCAGAATCCGACGGCTGAGTTATTGAAGTTGGAGGCCGAGCGGGAAGAGCGGGAAGCATTAGGACTGGCGGCAAGAGGCGGCGGGACTGCGGCGGAGAGTACAGGTACGGAACCGGGAGCGGAACCTGCGGAGGACGCGGAAGATGTAGTTGAGTAAATTGCTTTGGGACTATTAGCATGGTACAATACCTACTGTAGAAATACAGTGGGTATTTTTATTATGCAGTATTCCACAAAGGGGAAACTATGAATGAAGTAAGTTTACATATGATTAAGTCGTCGCCCAGCCCAATTCGCAAGAGTTGGGACGAGGACAAAATGGACGAGTTGGTACAAAGCATCAAGGAAAAGGGTGTGATAGTGCCAATTAAGGTAAGGCCGTTAAACGCAAATGCGCGGGGCTTGGCGCGTTACAATGGTGACTTGGAAACAAAAAGCTATTGGGATAACGCCCCGAATGATGATGAACCGGAATACGAAATCGTATACGGGCATCGCCGGGTTGAGGCATCGAAAAGAGCGGGACTGGAAGAGATTCCGGTTACGATTGAGGACTTGTCGGATTGGGACGCATATCTCCAGCAAGTGATCGAGAATGAGACAAGAGAAGATGTCTCAATCCTGGATCGTGGGAGAGGGTACGAATATGCGTTAAACCACCCGGAAAACAAAAAGCAAGGAAACATAACCGCGCTTTCTCGATTAATCGGAGTAAACGAGAAAACGATCTCGGAGGCTATAACCTATCTAGGACAGGTCAAAGAAGGCGTAATCCAAGGATCCTCGGATTCATTAGGAATAAGGCAAGCGGTCGAATTAAAAAGAGTCCTGGGAAGTAATACGGAAGCAAAGAAAGCTATCTTCGAGAAGTCACAAAAAGAAGATCTTAACTGGCGAGAAACGAAATCAGTCGCAGAAGCCTATAAAGCGGCCGAATCTCCAAGATTGCAGGCTGCCGTATTGGACGTTGACGCAAAAGTAGCCAAGACCCCGGAAGCCATCTTAAATACGGCAAGAGCGTGGACAAGAGATCCTGATGCCGTTAAAAAGTCGAGAGAAGTAACGCATCTCGATAAGCGCCGGAAGGCATTAGAATCGTTCGACAGAGCCGTTGCCTCATTCATTGAAACAACAGACACCTATAGAAAGGTAGTTCACCTGGCGCAAGAATCGGTTCGGTTTGACAAATTTAGTCCGGAGGCGAAGCAGTTTACTCGGCGGCGTTTGTTGTCATTAAAAAAAGACGTTGACATCTTATTAGGTATGCTGGAGGATTGACATGGGTTTAGTAAACGACAGACGAGATTTCTTTTTAACCATATTATTCATCCCGGTATCCGACATGCTTCGAGAGAACGGGCAAGTTGTGTCATGGGAAAAAATGCTTCTGTACTGTGAAGCGCATTATGCTACCAAGAGAAAAGCTATTGTAGATATAGCCATAAACCAGGGATTAGACAGTGAGCCGGAAGGAGTAGATCGCTGGATTGGAAACCATTGCAGCAGCAAAGCAACCGGGCGGCAGAACATTCGCACCGCGTTGGCCGAGGATGGATATAAAATCATCCCGGTGAAATTTGACGGGATACTCGTTACAAACGATCCTGAGAGAATAGAAGAAGCAAACAACAGCTTTCAGGGGCGGCTCATCGGGATGTTGAGAGAAGAGAACAAGATCAATCAGCGATTACTTAGCATTAATCCCAAGATGCCTGATTCCGTACTAGCCATATCGACAGGATAAATTCAAGGCATGGCCTGATATGATCAGGAAAGGCGGGGCCTGGCTTGGTGCGGAGAGGCAAGGAACGAGAAAAGAGTGGCAAAAGCCGCTCTTTTTTTATGTATAGGGGTGTCTAACTTGATTTTTATATAATAATCCATTACCCTAGATAAAGAGCGACAAATAAAAGCGTACTCCGAAGGGGTAAAAGGAAACAAATGAAAAAGAAAGACGACGACCAGAATGGCGACGGCGACGACGGCGCGAGAGAAGCGGATTTGAAGATCCAACTAGCCAAGAGTCAAGGCGATTGGGAGCGATTTGCGACAACCTTGCACAACAAAAACTATCATCTGCGGCAGCGGGCGCAAACGGCCGAAGGGTTGGCGCCTACCGACAAGCAAGCGATTGTCGAGCTGGGTGACGTTGAACTGTTAAAGCAGTACAAAGAATTAGGAACGAGAGAAGAGATTGAGGAAAAAGGAAGCAAACTGGTGAAGCTACAGCGCTACCAGATGGTCGGCGAAGCTGCCGGAGTAGCAGGAATGAACGCAACCGTATTAAACAGGCTGCTTCCAAACGACGCAAGACTAGAAATAGGCGAAGCCGAAGATGATGACGGAAAAGCGAAGCGAATCGTCAACGTAGTAAGAGAAGGAAAAGACAAAATAGAAGTTGGCAAATTCGCAGAAAAGAACTGGTCGGACTTCCTTCCGGCATTAAGTGCCGGGAGCAAAGAAGATGAGGGAAGCGGTCAGACATGGATACAGCAATCCGGGTCAGGCGGCAGCGGAAGCGGGCCAAACTCTATCAATCCAATCCTGAAAGCGAGAATGGAGCGAGCTGCAAAAAGAGCTGCTTCAAAAGAATAGAGAGGTAAACAATGCCTGCAAGAACGACAACCTACGATGACGGTTCAGCCTTTGTCGCAGATCCGGGAAGCCTAGTACGCGATCCGGGCCGACAAATCGACTGGACAGAAACCGGCGGAGACGAAACAATTCCGGCCGGTACGGTCATGTCCCAACTGGCGAGCGGAAAAATCTGCCCACGCGCCACCCAGCCGGGAGCAGAAGGAGCATATTGCATCCTATTAGCCAGCGCCGACAAGAACGATCGGACAGGCTATTCGGGAAAAGGCGTACTACTGGGAGGGCTTTTCTACGAAGAGATGCTCCCGACATACAGTGATGCGGCCTGGGCCACAATCAAAGCGGAGTTAAACAGCAACTTCCAGTTTGTGAGCTACAACGACGACCGAACCTAAACGCTAGTGGATTAAAACAATCCAAGTAGGAGATATAATATCATGAATCTTAACTTTGCTACTGCACTAGCCGCTTTAGGGCAAGATGCAGCCTTTACATTTGCAAACGGGGTAAGACCACCCGCCTGGTATCTGTTTAACAGCTACCTACCGGAAATGAACGAACCCACGTACACAATTGACAGCGGGTCTATGACCATCCGTTCGGCAATGGCCGGACTGACGGGTTTAGATTCCCCTTACCCGCCCACAGGCGTTTCCGAAGTAAGCACATTCCTGGAAGAAACAGCTAAATTGGCGAATGATGTAACACTAACCGAGCAGGCCACACGCAGGATGCAGATTATTTTGCGCGGCATGGGCAAGCCGGACGGCGTTGATTTCATCGTCACCGAAGTATTGAACTTCCTGGAGAAAGTAATCATTCAGGCGCATGTAGACGCTATGGAGTGGTTACGAGCGCAGGCATTACTTAACGGGGCGATTGATTGGACGTTTAATGATCAGAATCTGGTTGTTGATTACGGTGTCCCGGCGGGGAATAAACTGACTACCAGAACAGGCACGGCCGCGTGGGATTCCACAGCATCCGAGTTTTGGGCGGACGTTCGTTTACTGCAAAGTGTATTGCAGTACAACATTCGTGCGCTGGTAGTGCATCCTAAGACGTTGACGGCCATTATCGACAATGATGTCAATAAGATCGAAATGGTAGCCTACAGCGATTTAGGGAACGGCTCACAATCCTACACATTCCGTCGTTTAATTGGAACAAACGAACGGCTGGACAGTGATTTCCGCTCCACTATAGAAGTGATCGCCTACGGTTTGGAAGGCGAGATCTTAGATGCCGACAATCCCGGAAAAACCATTCTTGTACCATTTATGCAAGAAGGGAAAATGCTGGCGATCTCCAATGCAGCCCGAACCGGGTATCGTGTTGGCGAAGGCTCCACCGACGATCCTTATCTCAACGCGAGTTTAGGATACACCCATATCGCCCCGACCGTCGAAGGACAGGGACAAATGGGACGTTGGGCGCGTCTGTACACGCCGGAAGAAATGCCTATGCAGCTTCGAGGACAAGGCGTAACAAACGGCTTGCCGGTAATCGAAGTGCCGGAAAAAATTGCAATCGCATCCAGCGATCTAACCTAGAAGGCGGTGATCTTGTGACAGAGATACGCGATAATCCCCGGCCGAGCGTAAGAAAATTACATGGAACATATGTAGATTTTTACGGCCGTCCAAGTACGGAAGAAGCGTATCTCGCGCAATTTATTGACGGTGGAGAATTGGGCGAAGCGCCGACAACCACCAGAGAAGTAAAGCGCGAGATCGCCGGAAGCGGCGTGCCGTATGAAAACGAGTTATTGGCCGACGGGTACGTGTACACGTTGAGCCTTCCTGCTACCCAAAAAGATTTAACCAAAACCAAGGGAATTGGCACAAAAGGCGCAAAGAAAATAGCCGCCTGGGTTGATGAACATTGGGGACTGGAGATTGAATAATGGATTTTCACACGGCCGTACGCTTTGAAATTGGAGATAGTGGAGCAATCGGAGTGTTGCCTGCCGGCGCACACTTTACCGATGCCGAAGTAGATTACGCCGCAGAAGCGGAAGGCGTTATCGGCAGCGGGACTGAAACGGCGCAGGACGTAGGCAGAACCGGCGCGAAATTACTGGAAATCGCCAGTGTCCATTGGGCAAGCCAACCGGACGAAGTGGAGTTGGGGCCGTCAATGGAAAAGCGCAGCCAGTCCAAGCTGCTCTCCCAAAAAGCGTCCATTCTACGTGACAAATGGGGAACAGGCAGCGAAACCGGCCACAACCGGGCGCGGACTGCTCCCAATTACGTAGGAATAGGATTTTCCTACACAACCCCGAACAACTAATTTTAGGGATCTATGACCGCAGTATACAATTACCTTATGAAACAGACCTGCGACATAGAGCGGGTTAATCAGGTAGACGGATCACAGTCTGTTGTAATTGCCGGGCTGCGATGCAGCTACCCCTTCCCGTACACCTACAGGCAGGGCATGGCCGGAACCAAT